ATCAATCCACAAAGCGGGCAGCGCCTCCTGCGCGAAATCAATGGTGAAAACGCACCGGCTCCAGAGGCCTGTGCTTACCGGACAGAGTGCATACCCTGTTGCCTGTGTAAGCAAATGACAGATCTGTGAACCAGCAGCGTCCGGCCCTGAACCCTGATGAATCCGCGGCTCTGACGCGCTTAGTTCTGAGCTACTGCCTGGGGCGCGGTTCGATCTGCCTGTCCAGCCGCTCTTACTCGTTGCAGCTGCATCAACCGAAGGCGCACGCTGATTACACCCACTACCAGTGGCGGCGGTTGCGGCAGTTTCTGCCAGCGATCAAGGAGCCCCGTTACCACCCAACGGATGCTGCCGGGGACACTGGTCAATGGCGCCTGCGCGTGAGCAGCAAGTATTTCGAGACGGCTTACAACCTGCTCTATCCCGATGGCTTCAACCTGACCTCGAGCGTGCTGGAGCTGCTTGGCAGCGAGGCCATTGCTTCGCTCTGGTCTGATCGCGGGCGTGTGCTGATGGGGCGCGGTGCGGTGCACTGCACGGGGCGGCTCAACCTCAGCCGCTACCGCCTGGAGGAAGCGGAGCTTGTGGGCGAGTGGATCTATCGGCTGACCGGCGCAGAAGGGCGATTGCAGGCTTCGCCGCGCTCACCGTTTGGCCCGATGCTGTCCTATGACTCCGTGGCGACAGAAGCGCTGATCGCATCTTTGAGCAGCACCTGGATGGCGCAGGCGGAGTGTTTAGCACGCAAGTTCCGCAGGCCGCATCGCTCCAATCGCGCCGTGTTTGCCGTGGCCGTGCCAGGGCGTCGGCAGCGGCCGGTGGCGACGCGCGCCGTGTTGCAGCGGGGTAGTGGCCGGCGGGTGCCAGTGCTGCAGCGGGAAGGCGAAGCGGCTAACGGCGCGTCAGGGCCAGCAGCGGCTGCATGAAGTCATGACTGGCGGCCATGCGCGTTTGAGCAACTGGTGCGCTCTGTTGCGGCCGGATGGCAGCGAGGGGCGCATTGAGTTCATCGAGGGTGCCTGCCAGTGCGTTCAGGACCGGATTGGGTTGAGTGGCAGTGGGGGGTTTTGGTCTGACGATGCTGTCGTTAAGGCTGGCGATGACGCCGCTGAGATCAAGCGGTGCCGGCATGGTCGGCAGTGGTGGCATGCCAATGCCCGTGCCTGTGGCACCTGCGCCTGTGGCACCTGTGCCTGAGGCACCTGTGCCTGAGGCACCTGTGCCTGAGGCACCGTTGCCGGGGTTGGGTGTGGCGCTTGTGCCTGTGGCACCCGTGCCTGAGGCACCTGTGCCTGTGGCACCGAGGCGTTGGCTGTAGAAGCCAAGCAGTTCTTTCTGGCCTTTGACCGGCTGGTTGTAGTAGCTCTTGCCAGCGGCGGTTGGCAGTGACGCCCATTCTGGGGAGAGCTTGGCCAGCATCCCCGTTGTCATGGGCTGCGTGGGATCCACGCCGCGGTTGCGAATCAGCTGCAGTGCAGCGCGATCCTGCGCTTCCGGGGAGAAGTCTCTGGGATCAGCGCCGAGCTGCTTGGTGACACCCTTCCAGGTATCTGGCATGAACTGGTAGGCGCCAGCCGCGGCCGAGGCGTAGCCACCGCTGCGCACCACCTGATCGGGGTGGCCCTTGCGCCAGTCGAACTGACCACCACCGAATTGCGTGCCGTAGCCCTTCTGGCCGCCGCCGTGCCAGGTGCCTTCCGCCATGCGGATGGTGTCAAGCGCGGCGCGCTCGTTGGCGCTGATCTGAGCCATATCAATACTCCTGTTCCTCGGTTAGGAGTTGAAAGCGCCTGGAGCGAGAGGGACCTTCACCGCTCTCCAGGGCTTCCACCGCCAGGTTTTGCGCGGCTTCATCACTGAAGCCTTTGCTGCGGTAGTTCGCGAGGAAATCCTGGAAGCGACTGACTTTGGTGTCGATGTCATCCGGGTGAGAAACCACCTCAGCCGCTAGGTGACCAGCGGCTGTTGGTGGCACTCCATCACTGCGGAAATGGCGTGTGATCGCTTCGACGATCTCCGGTGAGGCGGCTAAGCGATCCAAGGCACCTGCGGGTTCTATGCCGCAGGGTATCGATCGGGATCAGAACGGAATCGTGTTCTGATCGGCGGGTGTGCTGAGCTGCTGCACGGCGGCCATGAAGGCGGGAACGCCGATGCCAACGGCCGTCAGGCCCGCCAGGCCCCTCTCTGTATAGAGCGCTTCGGTGCCGCTGATCCGATGCCCAAAGATCTCCTGGCCTTCAAGAGCCGAACGCACGTGGCCACCCAAGGGTGCTTGCAGAAACTGCCTGCCGATCTGCGCGCGGCCAGAAGCCTCGAGCGGATTATTGACATACCCCGCAAGATGATCGCGACCGCTGCGCTGGTAGTGCGGCTGATTGCCTAGTTTCTCGCGGCGAGCCTGATCGCGATTCAGGATTGCCGAAGCGCGATCAACGATTGGCGTGGCACCTTCACCAGTGCCGTGGTCGTAGACCATCCCATCCAACGGATTGCCGCTGCCACCAGCGCGACTGGCCTCGATGTCATCGGCATCGACAAAGGTCCGATAGTCATCACCGCCTGCGGCCCGCTCGGCAGCGGCGATGCCAGCAAGAGCGGCCGCCTCTTCATCCGCAGGGAGATGAGCTCTACTTTTGACCGCATCGTGCAGTAGCGCCGAGACGCCACCTTCAGCATCAATATCCCGATAGCCCAGAAGAGGCTCGGAGCGATCGACGCCAGTGGGGTAGACAAACTGGTGTCGATTGAATTGGCGAGACATCACTCAACCCCCGATAGCGAAGGCGCTGCCGCCGGATGCCATCCGCGCAGCGAGGTTGTCCAGTGTCGCCTGCTGCCGCTCATCCATCATGTTCATCCGGTAGTTGGCGGAATACACCTGGGCTTGCATGTCAGCCAACGCGCCGGTCTGATCACCACCGGTGAGCTGCGCTTCCTGCTGGTGCATCAGCCGCTGCTGACCGCCTGCTTGCTGCGCCATCTGCGCTGGTGCGACGGTTTCGGCAAAGTTCTGGGCGCCCTGCAGTGTGGTGATCTGCTGCTGCTCCAGGCGATTGCCATCCATCTGCTGATAGCGCTGCATCGCCTGCTGGGGCGTATCCAGAGCCTGCGTGCGGACATTGGCGCGTGATGCCATTGCCCCAAGCTTGTAGGGATCACCCACCGAACCAAGGGCCTCGAGATCGCTTGGATCAACAGCACGATCCAGCGGTTGCACTTGAGCGCTGGCGCCGGGGCGACTGACGGTGCCCTGCAGGTGCAGGTTGTCACCAGCGGTTTGCATCAAGCCCGGCAGCTCGTTGACTGCAGGCGAAAGGATGGTGCCACCAGGCGGTGGCACTTCAGTGGGCTTGCGGCCGCGGCCCAGGGAGCCCGGCGCAGCGAAGTGAAGCGGCATGGATCGATCCTCAGTAGGGCTACCATTTTCCGCCCTTAATAGGCGTTCATGGCTTGGACGGTGGCGGCGTAGGCCGCGGAATCCTGCTGCTGCTGACCGCTGGCCATCAGGTGATAGGCCAGGGCGCCAGCGCCAGCGGCGGCGGCGCCAGCACCAAGGCCGTGGCCCCAGAGCGGCATGTCTTTCAGGTAGGGCATCTGGAAGGTGGCAGCGTCATTCACCTCCGGCTTGAGCACGGTGCTGAATTGAGCTTCAGCAATGCCGAGCTCTTGCAGTGCTTCTTTCTGAGTGTCGATGTTTCCACTGGTGAGCTTGGCGGCCACCTGGGCTTTGAAACCATCAGAAGCGGCGGGGCCGTGCACCATCTGGATCTTCTCGGCGGTGATGTTCATCGCCTCGATTGCCTTGGCTCGCAGCTCTGGATTGTTTGAGATCAAATCAGCGCCGACGCCTTCAACAGCACTATGGACAGCGTTGCCGATGCCAGCTTGATGCGAAGCCGCCATTTTCTGGTTAGCCCGCATGCTTGCCTCGGCCTGCTCCGCTCCACCGAGTTGAGACAGGACGTCATCAACCTCAAGACCAGTGTTTTCAGCAACGCGCTGGATAACGCTGTCCGTTGTCTCCTTGCCTCGCTGGAAGGGGTAGTACGGCTTGTCTTTGCCGTACTCCACTCCAGCAGCGCCACCAGCTTCTTCAAGGTTGCGAGCCGCACCCAGGATGTTGATGTCTTCCCTGGTAGAGGAGCCTCCAGGAAATGCTTTTTCCTTTAGGTAACCCTGCAGGAATCTTGCTCCTTTGCCTGCGGCAGCCATGGCTCAACCCTCCATGAAGAGGATCTTGGAGCGCACGGCGTCAGGGCCAGCTTGCTCAAGAACCTTCCAGGCATCTTGAGGAGCGACATCCATCAGCTGCGAGAACTGACCCCAGACATTGCCGTTGCCAGCCAGCCTTTGACCACCAGCGGAAGGATTGGGCATGGGCATCTGCGGCCGCTGGAACTGCTGCGGTGCCATCTCCATGCGGGGATTACCGGCATAGGGCATCAGCGGATCACCCTGCTGAATCAGGCCTTCCTGCAGTGAACGCTGCGCCTGCTCGGCGGGCGTCTCGATGGGATAAGGACCGTTGGGACCAAAGAACTTGGTGGTGTAGTCGCTCAGTGTGTCGGGATCAGTGATGATCTGGAGCATTGCTTCACGATCGGCGCCAGCCGCGGCCAGCACTTCCTGTACCCGCTCGATGTACTCGTGCTGTTGCTGGATAGCAATCGACTGCTGCTGTTGATGCTGCAGGGATTGAAGCAGGGCGTCTTCAACCTGACAGGCGTACTGATTGAGCTTGACCGGTGCTTCAGCGCCGAAGTGGCTCAGAACCTCGAGGGATTCATTGGAGATGTTGTCGAGGTAGCTGTCACCGCGCTGGGCCCTGCGTTGCTTGGGGCGAGGAGATCTGGGGCGCCGATGCCACCTGTTGGGCCGCTGCCCAGTTGGCCACCTGCCCCTGCGTCAGGCCGTTGGGGGTCGAAACTGAGGGTGCCGCCCACCCCTGGTAAGCCGTGGTCGGCGTCTGTGCCCCGACCAGTTGATTGAACGCCTGCTGCCATTGAGCTCCCGAATCCCAGCTGCCCTGTGTAGGAGCCACCACCGGCTGCCCAGGCATCGGCGAGATAGGAGCCGAAGGCATCACGGCGCCGTTGGGCACGCTGCTGGTCCAGCTCTGTTGGCTGTCCGCGGGTGGCGCGTAGGCGATCGGCGTCGCTGAGGCTTGGGGGGAGAGAGGCTGGGTCGACATCAGAATACTTTCCTGAGTAGGACAACTCTCGTCTCAGGAAGTCGAGAGTGCGATAGACATAAGGCGTTAGATCCAGATTTGGATCAGCAGCCAGTGGAAGATCAGGCTCGGATGGGTGAGGTACTTGGAACATTCCACGAAGGATGTCCATGAACACACCCACGCTTCGCTGAGTGGCTTCCACCATGCGGAACGGATAACCGCTCAACATGGCTGCTCTTTCCTCCGGTGTTTTCGATGGAAAGAGATATTGCAAGGCTTCAATGGATGCGACGCCGAGCTCTTGGAGATTCCGGCACACGATGGAATTCTGAAGAATTTCCTGGCTGGAGTCCTCAAACACTTCACCCATCCACCTCCAGTCTATGGAAGCCGAACCATCGGGAATCAGGCCCACCACTGCTGGCGGCACTTCACCGGTTTGCTTGATCTGCTCAATGGCGTCACCGACCCCTTGGCGCCAGCTTTCCATGCCGGCTTCGTATTGCTGCAGCAGCATGTCGATCTCCTCCGGCGGTAGATCGAGCTCTTCAGCTAGGACCGGCTCTGGCTTGACGATGCCTAGCGCCTGAGCCTGCGACTCGCGGAACAGCAGCTCCTCGTGCGTGATCATCAGCGCGAACAGCTTGCAGAAGCCGAACTCGAACAGATCACGGCACTTGCGCTTGGCCGTGGCTGACACCCGCCCATAGAGCGTGCGCACCTCATAGGCCGTGGCGCCGCTGTTGATCGAGAGATCATCGACGCCACCCAGCGCCGCACGGATCATCTCCTGGTACTGCTGGGTGTAGACCGTCAGATCGCCGCTGACCGCATCAGGGGTGATGTAGCCGACCCGATCGGCAGCTTCCACGTTGGCGATGATGCGCGGCACACGGAAGCCGCCGCCAAAGCCGCTGAGTGACGGATCACTGCTGCGTGTGCTGGCGCGATTCAGGCCAACGAATCCGCTGTTGCTGCTGATCGTCGCTTTGAAGCCCGTGCCGCCACTGTCTTCCGGCTCCAGCAGATCATGCTTCGGACGGCTGGAGACCAGCGTCGGCCCACCGAAGAAGCTGAGGTTGCTCTTGATCGACTTCACCATCCTGTCGTGCTGCAGGATGTGGGCCGCCAGGGCGTCAAACTCGCCGTGGCCACTGCCGGCGATCAGGCCGCGGTTGTTGAACACCTCCACGGCCGGAATGAAACCAAGCGTGTTGGCGAGGGTGGTGACACGACCGCCCAGTACCGCCTCAGTGCTGAAGTCCGGCTTCTGGTTGGTGACGGTTTGCTCAATGCGATCAGCAAAGATCGAGAGACGGATCCAGCGCAGCTCGCTGTTGCTGCCGCCGCCGGCACCGGTGAAGTCAAACTGCTCAGCGCCCATACCAGAGCCGAACCCGCGCGGCGGGCGGACGCGGAAGCTGTATATCACTTGAGTTTCCTCTAAAGCACCTTCTTCGTCGTAATAAGTGCGGAATTGATCTTTACTGAAAAAATGAATGCGATACAGATCTTTGCTGGGCCTGAAATACAATAGGCCGCGGCCATCAATTAAGAAACTGTCAACGATTGCTTCCAGGCGGCCCGGCAACTCGTTGTAGTCAACAACCCGCCGCAGGAACTCTCGCCGTTGCGCGAACGAATCCTGCCGCGCAAAGAACTCGACGCCCTGCCGCAGGCAGAACAACCGCATCTGTGCCAGGTGAGCCGACACCACCATCGTGTCGACACCTTCAGCCGCTGTGCGGCTGCGTGCTGCCTCGAGGATCGCTTGAAATTTCTGCTCGTCGAGGCTCAAGGAAAACCGTCGGCCCTACCGCTCTGCAGGGTATGGGGCGGCCGCCGCTTTCCTGCGCCACTTCAATCCTGACGCCACTCACCCCAGCTGGGCTGCAGGCGGCCCTGGCCGACCAGGCCTTTGACTGCCAGCAAGAAGGAGTCCGGGCAGTCATCGTGATCAGTTGATCCGTAGTTTAGAAACTCGCTCCAGTAGGCCTCCCAGTTGATCCAGCGGTTCCACTTGATCCGGCCGGTCTGGAACAGACCAAGGACACCGCGGAAACGCGAAAGCTTGTCGCCGCGATAGCCTGTGACGCCGCGCAGCACGAGGTTGTGCAGACCGCGCTTGTCGTGCAGGATCTCTTTGGCGTCAGCTTGCATGGACTGCTGGTAGCTGATCGCCTCGATGTTGATCGTTACAGGTATATCCGTTGGATACCAATCAATGGTGCCGTCTGGTTTTTCCTCTCCTTCTACCAGTAAACCCCAGTCAGCCAGCAGCTCGCAGAGTGCGTCGATCTTTTCGAGGTTGCCCATCGAGCGCAGGCGGCGGAAATCGATGATCTCGACCTGATCGCCATTGACGCCGGCCAGTGTGAACACAGACCAGTCGTTCCGGTCCCGAAGGCCCGAGCTCAAGTCAATGCCAACGCACAAAGAATCGTATTCACTGGAGAGATCACTAGTTTTAAGCCAGTCTTCCGGGAAATCAATCTCAGATCTTGAGACTGGTTGGTTCTGAAATTGAAAGCAAAATGATATCATGTCCTCAGACCTTAGTTTCTGCAGGTGCTCTAGCGTGTAAAACTCGGGCCAGTAACTTTCTTCTAGGCCGTCATCACGAGTAATAATCGCTTGCTGCGTGACCACTTTCCATCCGTTTTTTGGGGTGAATGTCGTCCCAAAAATATCAACAGTAGAAAAGCGCGTCCCAAGCGCGATCGTCCTGCCGCCCTCAAGCAATGTGGGCTGCACGACTTCTTGCCAGTTCTGGATCAGCTTTGTCCTGATCTGCGGATTGCTGATCGATTCGCTACTCTTGACAACGTCATCTAGTACGATAAGTTGTGATCGACGGCTTGTAATTGAGCCAGCAAGTCCTTGTGCTACCACTGAATAAGGATCTGAGGCCGCAATCTCAACGCCCGCAAACTCATAGTCAATCGACCATAGCTCATCAGACTGACGCGTCTTGGACAGGCGCACCATCGGGAATACCTCCTGGTAATTCCTGCTGTTAATAATGGCTTTAATGGTGTGACTCCGGGACCTGGCAATGTCAAGGCTATAGCCAAGATATAGCATCTGAAGCATCTTACCTGCCTGCGCGTGAACTCCAATCAACCAAGCGCAAAGCATGCCCAAAAGTGTACTCTTCGCGGACCCTCTTGGGGCGAGTACAGCTGTATTTGGACCAGCGCATTGTAATAACTGACTAGAGTCCACGCCAGTCACAAACTGCTCGACCCATTGCAGGTGGTGCCTGGCGTTTGGCTTGCCGAGCACTTCGCAGAAAGCCGAAAAGTCCGTGCGAGCCCGCCGCACCAAGACCGGCACTTCCAGTTCCACCTTCGTAACGCCAGCCGCCAGGGACTTGGCGCGGCGCAAGTGGGCCATCGAAATCTCAATGCTCATACTGATTTTTCGACGCGGATGAACCCAGTGCCGCGACGCATCTTGCTGTACGCAGTCTTATAAGCCAAGCCAGCGCGTTCAGCCGCTTCAGCCAGAGACACAACCTCACCTTCGCATTGAACCCAAACCGTTGAGCGACGGTTTCTTGCCTGATGCTTGCAGGTGGCCCAGGTGCAATTGCCAGGCTCGTAATGCCCATCGTTGTCTAGGCGCTCAATGCTGTAGCCAGGACCCGGGGGCGGCCCCATGTCTCGCGAGAAAGCCTCGAAGCTGTAACGCCAAGCATCACAAACGCGAATGCCGCGGCCGCCATAGTCAAGAAAGTGCAGGTCCGCCTTCCTGTAACACCTGTTTTTCATGGCTCGCCAAACCAGATAACCCGAAGTCCTTGAGCAACCGTGTGTTGAGCGCTTTCGGCAGGCCTCCCCGCTTCTCTCTCTCTGCAGGCAGCCGCAGCTTTGGGTTGGATTGCCCAGCGCATCCGAACGAACCAGAGTGCAGGCCCTGCCGCAGCTGCACTCGCACCACCAGTGGACTTTTCTGCCCTTCTTGGGCCCTCGCTTCACAACCGTCAGGCGGCCGTGCTTCTCACCGGTCCTGTCTCTTAGAGTCGATCCCATCAGCCTGCTGCTCAGGTTGGTCACGCCGCAGGTGTTCCACCACGCTGCGGCACCCCTAAACCCTAGTTCACGCCGCTGGGACCGGGCAAACAAATCGGCTGAGGGCTTCGCCGATTTGTTTGAAGGGCCTCGCGGGCGCGAGAAAAAATTGCCAGAAAATTTTCGAGGCATGCAGCGAGGGTATTCTTCAAATCGCTGGCAACACAGGCTAGGCCTGATGTTTCGCCTCGATCTCCGCGAAGACCGACTCCACCGTCGCTTCAATAGCAGGCCAGACATTGGTGTCGCGCCCGAACACCTTGCGCAGCATCTTGCTGGTGAGCTCCACACCAGCCAGCAGCAGACTGCGGCGATCGTGCGCATTGACCTCCCGCGAGAGGTGCTCGATGTGCCCGCGCAGCTCCTTGCTCAAGTAGCTGATCTTGGTGGGTGCATCACCCAGGCGGATCTTGCCCTCCTCAACGGCACGGCGAATTTCCGAGATGTCGTCGTGGAGCGCCATGATCTCGGTTTCGAGAATGGCGCGGTGATCTAATTTCTTCCAGCGGCTAACGGCATAGGCCTCCCAGTCATCGATGGACGCCTCCATTCCGAGGAGGCTGCAATACAAAAATCCGGCGACGATGGAGCGCTCACCGGCGGCGTACTGCAAGGCAGCAGAACGCTTGCGCTCCGGCAGCGAGGAGAGCCAGCCTTCCACAGGTGACTCGTGCTTGATCAGGGCGGCCATTAGCGACGCGACATGCGTGTAGCCAAATCTGCCGCATGCTCGCGCTCAAAGGCAGTGCTGCGGCGGCTTTCATCGCCTTGCGTGCGAATCGTCTGCCTGGATTGATCACCTTCTTCGCGAATGCCAAGGCGCGACTGCTCGCCCTGGGTTTCAATCGTCCGGCGGGACTCATTACCCGTCAATCCGATCTGCCGCTCCTGCGATGCCAGGTTCATGCCTGTGCGAGTGGTCTCGCCACGATCCTGGGTTTCAACCGTTCGCAGGCCGTAGCCGCCCTGGATGCCAGCGACATCACGGGCGGTGTCACCTTCAGTGCGGCTGATGTCACGCTGCGCTTGGGCCTGCGTGTTGGCGACATTCTCGGCGCCTAGGCGTTGCTGATCCGAGACGTACTGCTCCGCGAAAGACTGAGCGCGTGCGGCATCCAGCGAACGATCGGCGCCATAGCGCGATGCCGCGGACTGCGTGCCAGCTACATTTTCAGCAGCGGCACGCTGCTGCTCGGAGTCATAACGCTGCGCGCCGGCCTGAGTGGCGGCCACATCGCGCTGAGCCTGGCTTTGCGTGGTGGCAACGCCAAGCGCCGCCAGACGCTCGTTGTCAGAGGTGTAGCGCTGTGCGCCGGCTTGGGTGCCAGCCACGTTCTCAGCAGCGGCACGCTGCTGCTGTGCGCCGTAGATGTCAGCGCCGGCCTGGGTGTTGGCCACATCGCGCTGCGCGCCGGCCTGAGTGGCGGCCACACCCAGGGCGCCCACGCGCTCGGAATCAGAGCGGTAATTGGAGGCCGCTGTGCGCAAGCCCTCCACATCGGTCATGCCGCGATTGGTGACTTCTTGAGTGCGGCGAGCCTGGTTGCCTTGCTCAGCCAGCGTTTCGCGCTCCTGGTAAGACTGCGCGGCGAGGTAGTCCTTGGAGAGGCGGTTGGACTCCTGCATGCCGGAGACCTTGAATTGATGCTCGCCGGTCATCAGATCCAGCGTGTTGCGCCGATCAAGATCTGCCGCCAACTGCATCTCTCGATTGGACTGATCGTTCGACTGGCTCATCAGTCTTGACGCCAGTTCGTAGTTCAAGCCCTTTTCAGCGGCATTGGCTTGAAAAGCGTCTTTGTAGGCACCGCGATCTTTATTGAGCTGATCGCTGTTGACCGACCACTTCGTGATGTCGTTGTAAGCCTCGTCCCACCAGTTAGCCATGATGAAGTTTGAAGGGAAAGATCAGATACGAAGTTGAGCCAGGCTTTGCGAGATACCCATGATGGCTTGCAGCTTGCGCGCGCTTTTGTTTTCGGCCTGCTGCTGAGTGGCTAGGCGCTCTTCGACATCAAGTTTGCGATTGGCTGTTCTATCTGCATTGTTTAACGCTGTTGTTTGGAGTAATACATTGGCATTGTGTTGCTCGCCTTGCTGCTGGTATTGAAGACGAGCGAGTTCATGGGCATTGCTAGCTGCCGTGCCTTGCTGTGCTATCTGTTCTGATAGTAGTCTATTTCTTCCTCTCGACTCTTCAAGTTGAGCTGCGAGTTGCTGTCCTAAGAAGTTTTGACTATCTTCATACCTTTTGTCTGAAATCCCTTGTTTTCTGTCTGCATCTGCTCTGATTCTTGCTTCATTTGCTTCGGCTGCATCTCGCGCAAGTCTTGTTTCTTGGCTTTGTGGGCTTTGCCCAATGCTGCTCCACTCTGATGCATTTAGCGCACGAGTAACGCGCTCGCCCTGTGGGTTTGTATAGGAACGGCGATAGCCTGTCTTGGGAACCCACTCAATATCGCCGAGATCCCTCTCGCCGCTACTGCCGACCATCCCCAAGTCTTCTAGCCAGCCCACAGCGCCTGTCGTTGCTACTGGCAGGGTATGAACGAAGCGTCAATCAACGAACAACCCTGCTACGCCAACGGCTGCACCCAGCAGCGGACCAACGATGCCGCCGCCACGGCGAGCTTTCTCCTGCTCGATCGCCAGCTCCGCTGTGGTGACATTGGCCTTGGAGGCCAGCCCTTGCTGGGCGATACCGCCATAGGCGTTGACGACCGAGTTGGCGAGGCTGCCGTAGGAGCTGATGCCCTGCTGCGCCGTCTGAGCAGCAGCGTTGATCGTGGCGACATCACGAGCAGCGGAAGACTGCGAAGTCTGCGCGGCCAGTGACGCCCAGTTCTGGGTGTTGCCCAGGACTGCCTGAGCAGCCTGAGTGCCCTGGTTGTTTTGCGCAAAAGAGCCGTAGTTGCCGCGAACCTGCGCAGAAAGCAGGTTGCCGTAGTCAAAAGCGGGGGCGGATGCCATGTCAGATGACCTGCATGTAGGACTGCATCAGCAGTTGCTGCGACTGCTGCGCGCGAGCCTGCGCTTGACGGGTGCGCTCCTGTTCCTGGATGGCCTTCATGGCGGGGGAGTTCATCTGCTGCAGCACGGCCTTCTGCTCTGCCTCAAAGGGCGTGTCAATGAGCGGATCCAGGGCGCGGCCGATGCTGCCCATCAAGCCGGTGTCACCTTGCTGAGCTTTTTCAACGGCACCCTGGGCCAGGCCGGTGAGGCCGCTGCCGGCGCCACTGCCGAGCATGGAGCCGATGCCAGCGCCAATCACCGTGCCGACGCCCGGGAGGATTGCGGTGCCGATGGCGCCACCAGCCAGTGCACCGGCCGCGCCGCTGCCGCCCTGGATGAGCGCGCCGCCGGCACCTGCCTGTTCATAGCCGTCCATGGCGCCGAACACTGCGGGAAGAACAGCACCGCCAACAGCGGCAGCGGGTGCTAGCACGCGAGCGGCGCCACCGGCGCGAAACAGAGCATTACCGAGGTTCTTCATGCCGCCAGCGCGGGCGGCAGCGCCGGCGCGCTGCATGCCCTTCTGGGCCATGCCACCAAGTCCCAGATCCAGCGAACCCAGGGCGGCGTCTGCTGTTTCGAGGAGACCACGCTTGGCCATCTGCTGTTTGACGTTGCCGTGACCTTTGGCGGTGGAGGTGCCAGGGCCGCCACCGGAAACATTGGGTTCAGGTGTTGACGGCACGCGTGGCGTGACGCCTGTCATGGCGCCGGGGCCGAACGAGCCAGGGCCTGCCTCCAAGGCAATGATGTCGTCAATCGAGCCAAGACCGCGGGCCTGCGCCTTCTGCTGCACAAGTTCTTCAACGCCTCCGCTACCTGCGGATGGAAGCACTGAGGTGGCGAGATCAGCAGCGGCCATACCGACCTGGAGCGGATCAAGCGTGGCGCCACCGGTGCCCTGCTGCATCGGCTGGGATGAAGGCGAGCTGAGGGTGCTGTTGATCTTGGCGGCGTTGGCACTGGCG